TCTTCCTTTTGTAATCAGATACGGGATCCTCGGTTTGACGATGAGTCATTCTTCGGGGTCGTGTCCTACATCCAGGAAGGAGGGTACAAGCTCAGGGCTATAGCGAATCCAAGTAGGCCAGTACAGGCTTTACTGTTTCCGCTAGGGTCCGGTCTCTACAATGCTTTGAGAGTCATCCGTGAGGATTACACTCATGATCAAGAGGCCGGTGTTCTTGCTGTCCAATCTGCTCTGAGGTCAAGGAAAGTTGTGCATTCGATAGACTTATCGGATGCTACAAACAACCTACCTCTAGAATGTCAGTTGGGCATACTTGAAGTGCTAGGCGCTGACGAATGGGAGCGTGATTTATTTCATCATGCTTCTAGAGGTGTTTGGGCATGCCCAGACAAGAAACTCAGGAGGTGGACCGTTGGTCAACCTCTTGGCCTCTACCCTTCATTCGCCAGCTTTGCACTGCTTCATCACATGATCTTAAGGTCTTGTTGGTACCGTTTACACGGTCGCCAATCTAGATCTGAGACCAATGAGGAGAAGCTGTTGCAAACCCAGCTCAACGCTTTTTTTGGAACATCTAATTCAACCTATCATCGCCCTTGGGCAGTGATAGGAGACGATGTTGCCATTTGGGACGATGATCTCGCCGGACTCTATCGAGAAGAAATGAATCTTCTCGGAGTACCGATTTCTGAAACGAAATCAATAACCTCGGACAAACTCGCTGAGTTTGCCAAGAGAGTCATAACCCCAAGTGAGGTTGTACTTCCTCACAAGTGGTCAGAGATCGCCGACCCTGCAGTGCACTCTTATCTTCAGAAGGTTGGTCAGGAAGGAATCCCGACCTTGACAGGACGTCAAAGACGACTTGTCGCCCCTTTTCTGGAACTACCAGAGCCGTTTGGCTTCGGTTGGAACCCTAAAGGGAAACCCCTTCATCAGAGGATGAGTTTTGCTATGGCCGAAGGTATCTTAAAAGGTACCTTAGGCCTTGAAGTACCTGGAGATGGAATCTCCCCTTCTACAGAGTTTAGGCATGCGGATATTCCGCTGCTTGGGCTCAGTCCGCGTAATACCTTTTCGGTTCAACCGAGAAGTAGAACGCCATTGCTCGACCAGAGCAATGAGTCTCTAAGGACATTAATGGCCTTAGAGAGGTCGGGGTTACCAGTCGCGGAGAATATGGCTCAGATCATATTTGATGACCTGTTGTCTCTTAAAAGGCGTAAATACCTTTTTCGAGATCCGAGGACTAGGAAGGTGCTCGCGCACTTCCAATCTCTCGCCATGTCTCTTCGTAGAGATCCTAAAACCAGAGTCAACCTTGTTGACATCTGGCCTAGGTACAGCTTCCTTAAAAAGGAGCTAGCAACCATCGGTAATGAGACCTCGTTAATCGAG